ACTTCAGGTGTTTCGATGCCTTCTAAAACGATTGCATCTACTTCGATCACTACCGCAGCGTCGCTAGTTATGGCGGTAGTCACTGTTTCAACTTCAGGCGGTGCCTCTCCTGTTTTGACGACCACTTACACGAATCAAGACGGTACTGCTAGCAGAACATCAACGATGACACTTCCTAACTCGATTACTTTGCTTTCAGGTTTTGCGCTTTGGCCTCACCTTCAAGGAACAGATACGGGGATTAGATCAGTAAGCAATATGTCTATTTCATCGGGTTCAGCGGGAACGATTAAAATTTACGGGATTTTGCCGCTTGGTTTTGGTCATTCGCAAGTAGCGTGTGCGATGATGAGCGGTGCTCCTGTATCAACTCCTAACGTCATGTGGCCTTGCGGAGCTGGGGAAACAATTGCTTTTTACCGAATTGGTACAAACCAAGCGGGTCATGTCATGGCCCACATGTTTGGAATAGGAGACGTATAATGGCGTTTACTACAAGAAACGAAGTTTATCAGGCTCTACAGCAAGGTAAAGGAGTTTACGCTCCTTTCAGGCTTGCATTTCCCGCTTCAGCTGGTACAGCGGGAGCTGCGGCAAGTGGATTTTTTTCTGCTCGAATGTGTTTAAATTCTCTAGGCACAACTTTCCCAAGTACATTTAAAACGATGATGACACCAAGTCCAACCAGTCCGATGCGGTTGGTTGCTGCTTACGGATCTACTGAAGCTAACAGCTTATACCCAACTTGGCTCGCTAGATTTTACGTCATTGGTACTGTTAACTTAGCCGCTGTTTCAGCTTCAGCTCTTACTCACGACGCTGCAACTTTCCCGGTGACCAGAACATCATTAGGAACTGCAAGTAGTCCGGTTAGTATGATTCCAATGCTTTGGATTACTACCGCTACAACTACAACCGCACCTATTTTTTCTTTTACTTATGTTAATCAAGATGGCTCAACGGTCGTCGGCGCAAAAACAATGACGATGCCTTCCGCAGCCACAACGGTAAGCTCGGGTTATATTTTAAGACTTGAAGACGGAGACTCTGGGGTTAGAGATGTAACAGCCGTAAACGTAACTACCGCAGGAGCTACAGGAGCGGCAACTCTGTTTGGTGTTGAGCCTATCGCTCCGGTAGTTCTTGTCTCTCAACATTACTTATCTGCTCACGACGCCTTAGCAGGAGCTTACGCTTATAGGGATTTAAATGCAGCGGTAGCGACTTCAGGCTCAGCAACTTCTTACTTAGGCATATTTAGCTCAAGCACAACTTCATCATCGATTGAATCTCACATTAGTATGCTCGCGGTGGTAGACCCATGATCATAAGACCAGGCGGGAATAGAGTACTCACTACAGAACCAGCTAAGATTCAGCGTGGGAAAAAGTTTACTCGCCCAGTTCCTTTGACCGCTGCGGCTGCGGTAATTTCTGAAGTTGTAAGCGGAATTATAGGTTGGATTAGACGAAGGAGACGCTAAATGGCAAGTGAAGTAAGCATCTGTAACAGAGCACTTCAGAAGCTTGGGGCTACTAGAATTACTTCGCTTACCCAAGATTCAGTAACAGCAAGGGCTTGCAATGTTGCTTATGAGCACGTTCGCGATGCGGAGTTAAGAGCGCATAGGTGGAGTTTCGCGATTGCTAGAACTTCTATTGCCGCTGATGCCGATGAACCGGAATTTGGTAGAGCAAATTCGTTTCAGCTACCCGTTGATTTTCTTAAACTCATTCCGCCTTATGTGGAAGATGATTGGAATTCACGAGACTGGATCATTGAAGGGCGCAAGATTTTAACTGACGACGCTTCACCTCTTGAAATTCGATATATTAAAAAAGAAACAGACCCACAGCAAATGGACCCTTTGTTTAGGGAAGCTCTTTCTTGCAAACTTGCCATGGAGCTTTGTGAGGAACTCACACAATCTAACCAAAAACTTCAGGCTTTAAGAGTTTTGTATGATGACACGATCAAGGCCGCTAAAAAAGCGAACGCTATTGAGTCTGTACCGATGGAATCGGTTACTGATTCTTGGATTACGGTGAGGGCGTAGATGGTTATTTATAAAATAACTAACAAAATAAACGGGCACTGTTATGTGGGAGCTACTAAGCAGCCTTTTCGGACCCGCAAGGCGGAGCATAAACACAGGCACACTAAGCGGAACGGGATATTGTATAAAGCTATGCGGGAGTTTGGTTGGGATAGTTTTGAATGGGAGATATTACTAGAAAAAGAAGATAGCTCGGACATACACGATCAAGAAGTTAGATTCATAAAAGAATATAATAGTTTCTACAAAAACGGACGCGGGTATAATTCTACAGAAGGTGGTAAAGGCATACCTTCTTACACTTTTACGCCTGTTCAAAGAAATAATGTCAGTGAATCCCATAAAGGGATCGTTAAATCAGAGGAGTGCAGAAAAAAATTATCGGATGCTTTAAAAGGTAGAAAAGTGGGCGGCGTTAAAAAAGGTTTTAAACACGACCCCGCTAACATAAAAACTAAAGGACCGGCGCACTATTTTTACGGAAAGACTCGCTCTAACGAATCTAAAAAGTGTATATCGGACGCCCTAAAGTTAAAACACGCAGCGGGGGTTAAATTTAATAGAAAATTGAGTATAGCTGACGTAGAGCAAGCATTAGTTATGCGCCGTCAAGGCGCTACTTTTGAGCAAATTGGTGCTCATTTCGGTGTAACAGGTGATGCGGTTTGGTATCACGCCAAGAAAGCGAGGGTAAATCTATCCCTCGTGTAAGCCCCTTAATTTCAAACTTTGGAACAGGTGAGATCAGTCCAAAAGCTAAAGGCAGGGTGGATGCGGATAGGTATAAACAATCATTAGATACTTGCGAAAATTATGTTCCTACGATTCAGGGTGGATTAATTCGCCGCTCGGGATCTTCATTTGTTGCTGAAGTGAAAGATTCCACAAAAGCAGTAAGACTTGAGCGATTTGAATTTAATACGACCCAGGCGTACATAATTGAGTTTGGCGATTACTACATAAGATTTTATAAGGACAACGGAGCGATTACTGAAACGGGTGTTGCCATCACGGGGGCTACTGCGGCCAATCCTGTGTCTATTACCGCAGTAGCCCACGGATTTACCACAGGAGACGATATCGAGATAGCGTCAGTGGGTGGAATGACAGAGCTTAACGGAAGACGATTTCGAGTTGTGAAAACCGGGGCGAACACTTTCACTTTGACAGACAATGCGGGCACCGCTATTAACGGAACGGCGTATACCGCATACACTTCAGGCGGGACAGCGTCGAGAGTCTACACAAAACCTTTCCGCACAATTACTTCTATCTCTCGCGCTAACCCCGCAGTAGTCACTTCAGTAGGACACGGGTTTTCTACAGGCGACCATGTGTATATTCAGGGCTGCGACGGGATGCCTAATATCAATGGACGTACTTATAAAGTCGGCAGTGCCGCCGCCGATACGTTCAATCTGCTCTATTTGGATGGGCATAACGTAAACACTAATACGGCGGTTTATCCTTCCGCCGCTACTACGGGGACAGTATCAAACTCTCCTTACTCAGAATCCGAAGTTTTTGATCTCAAATTTACTCAAAGTGCAGATGTTTTGTACATCACACACCCCAGTCATCCACCCCGTAAATTATCAAGATCAGGGCATACAAGCTGGTCGCTCTCAGTGATTGATTTTGCTGACGGTCCTTTTCTTGGGGTTCAAGAAAAGAACGACGGAACTTTTGCTAATACGGCATCAGGAACGAACATCACTTTGACGCCTTCTGCTTCTACCGGGTTAGGTATCACCATTACAGCGTCTTCAGCTCTTTGGAATTTTCCCACCGTAGATACTGGGGATGTTGGACGACTTGTTAGGATTAAAAACGGAGGCGGTCAGGGATACGCTAAAATTATAGCGAATGCGAGCAACACATCGACCGTAGCTTACGCTGACGTGATCGTAGATTTTACTTCTACTTCTGCTACTTCTACCTGGAAACTAGGCGCTTTTTCAAACACCACAGGGTTTCCTGCTTTTTCTTATTTTCATGAAGACCGTTTATGTTTTGGGTCCACTACCAATTTCCCACAGCGGTTTTGGCATTCTTATACTGCCGAGTATGAGAACTTTTCTCCCTCTTCTACAGGAGCCGATGCGGTATCTGACGTTAACTCGTTCTACTCATCTTTAAATTCAGGGGATGTAAATTCTCTTCGTTGGGCCACTTCAGATGAAAAAGGTCTTCTCATGGGGACGGTATCGTCGGAGTGGATTGTAAAAGCGGGATCTTCCGCAGCGGCTATGTCCCCTACAAACATCTCCCAGAAAAAAGCGTCCAATTACGGATCAGAAAACATAGCGCCTATTCAAGTAGGAAAGACAACGCTTTTTGTTCAAAGAGCAGGACGTACACTAAGAGAAATACTCTACTTCTACGACGTTGACGGGTATCAATCTCAAAACTTAACCCTTCTTGCAGAGCACATTGCCGGACCTGGATTTACTCAACTTGCGTTTCAAAAAGAGCCGATCTCTCTTCTTTGGGCTGTGAGAGATGACGGTCAACTTTGTGCGATGACCTATGAGCGGGATATTGAAAGTTTAAGAGCGGGTTGGAGTAGGCACATTGTTGGAGGATATAGCAATTCTGGGCAAACAGCGGACGCTATCGTTGAATCAGTTGCTTGCATCCCTAATGTTGCCCAAGACGCTGATGAAGTTTGGATTGTAGTAAAAAGGTACATTAATGGAAGAACGGTTAGATACGTCGAATATCTCAATGATTTTTACGATGATCTCGATGAGGCTGAGGACTTGGTATTTGTTGACGGGTCTGTCTCTTATGATGGTTCTCCTACTTCTACTGTAACAGGACTTTGGCATTTGATCGGGCAAAGCGTGTCTATTTGCGCTGACGGAATGGTACTTCCTAACCAAACCGTGCCATCTACCGCTTCTCTGACCCTTTCTATATCGGCGTCTAAAATCCATGTTGGACTGCCGATCAGAGCAAGAGTCAAGCTCCTTCGATTCGAGGCAGGATCGGCAAACGGGACGGCTATTGGAAAGAATAGAGCGACCCATCGGGCAGCTCTCATGCTTCATCGAACGACAGGGATGAGCATAGGTTATGATTTTGATTCAATGGATGAGATCACTTTTAGAACTTCATCCGACCCAATGAACGAAGCGGTTCCTCTTTTTACTGGGATTAAATCTCTTAACGTATCTTCAGGACACGATTTTGAAAATCAACTTTGTATTGAGCAAACTCAACCTTTACCCGGGATGATCTTAGCTATTGCCGTCCAGATGGATCTTGAGGACAGGCAATGAGAACAAGACCTATAAAAGCAGAAGATATGCTCGAAGTTTTAAGAAAAGACCCAGGTAACATGATTGAGAAATTTGTAGACTATGAAGTCGCAAAACGAAACGAAGCTAATCCGTTTGCGATTACGGTACTTGATGATGAAGGTAACCCCGTTGCTTGTGGGGGTGTAACCGAGGTCTGGCCAGGGAGGGCTCAGACCTGGGCGATTCTGATTAAAGAATCGGGTCGGTATATGACTAGAATTACAAGAGCAGCTAAAGAGTTATTTGACCGGTGTTCTTCCGCTAGGATCGAGATCACTGTAGAATCTAATTTTGAGCAAGGTAAAAGATGGGCTGAAATTTTAGGATTTAAAGAAGAGGCGTACATGAGAAAATACTTTCCCAATGGAAGCGACGCCATTATTTTCTCGAAAGTGAGGGGTTAAATGTCCTCTATTCTTAGTATTGTAGGCGGCGTAGTTGAAGGAATGGGCATTATTAAGGAAGGCGACCAAGCCCGGATGGCGGGAGAGGTAGACGCTTTTAACTTAAGGCAAGATGCTGAAAATCAACGCTTAGCGGGCATACAAAACGAAATTGCTTTTAGAAAGCAAAGCTACAAACAAATCGGTGGGATGAAAGCGGATTACGGTGCTTCAGGCGTATCTGCTTCAGAGTCTTCTGCTGCTGACGTTCTTGCAGAATCTTCAAGGACTGCGGAACTTGACGCTCTCAATGTCAGATATGAAAGCGACATGAGATCAAGAGATTTAGTGCTTAGATCAGAAAGAGCAAAAGAAATGGGATATTCCGCTTATTCCGCATCAAGATATCGAGCCGCTGCTACAATGCTTGGCGCGGGATCTAAAGCCGCCCAACAAAACGATTGGGGTGGAGGACGCTAATGCCGCAAATTAAAGAATACTCACAAAGAACTCAGGCCCCTTCCCCGATCTCAGGACCGTCTAGTTTTCAAGATACTAGCGGCGCTCAGGGGATGCAGATGTTTGGGAAAGTTACCCAAGACGCCGCAGATAGATTGTATCAATATCGGGCGGAGAAAGATAAATCTTGGACTAGTGCTGAGGTAGCTAAATTAAATGAAAACTATGCTTATAAACAAAAAGAGTTAGCCAACAAAGAATACGACCCTGAAGCCACTCAAAAAATGATGGATTCTTACAAAGAAGATTCCGCCAAGATAAAAGACGGTATTCATACAGCAGCGGGCAGAGAATATTTTGATTCTATATATACTTCCTCTGAAAAGCATTTGTTTGACAGCACCCTACAGACCCAGAGCTATTTAGCAGGGGAGAAATCCAAAAACGAAAAAAAGACTGAATTACAAAGCGCCTCGAATGCGGCTTACGCCACTCCTTCTATGGCTCCGACTTTGAGAGATAATTTAAAAAAATCTATATATAGCTCCACTTTTTATACCCGCCCTATCGCGGATAAATTATGGGAAGAATCAAATGCGGATCTTACTCAAAGTGAAGTTAGAGGCTGGATAAATATAGATCCAGCAGACACTCGAAGTAAGCTAGAGAAAGGGGTTTGGAAAGATCATTTAACGGTCGATCAGACAAAGGCTTTGATCTCTGAAGCTAAGAGGCGAGAAAAAGAAAATCGAGAAGAGTTTGAACACAACATTCGGTTCAATGAGTATAAAAAAAACCTAGAGGATAACGCCTCCGCACTGAAACTATCTGAAAAGTTAGGAGATAACACTTTGACCCCCTCTGACGTTAGGAAGGCGGGTCTTCACGATTTCAGAATATACGAGCATTTCATGTCGGCTATTAAAGCCGATAAGTTCAAAAAAGATTCGGGTGTTTACAGTGATTTATACCGCCGAATTCTACTCGAAGACGGAGATCCAGAACAAATTACTTCTTCTTCTGAAATTACCGCGTATCTACCCAGCTTAGGACCCAAGCTAACAGGGGAATTGTTAACCTCTTTCTCAAAAAGAAAAACAGTAGATGGCAACACAGAAGCCCAAGCTCAGAAAATATTCTTAGAAAAACAATTGAAGCCCTTAATTGTAAAAGGTCCTCTAGGTGTAGATCCTGTAGCGGATACAAATTACGGCAAAGCAGTGGCGGAATTTAATCAGCTTTTTAATAAAGGTAGAAAAGAAGGGATTCCTGTAAAAGAACTTCTAAGTTTAACCGGACCTAATTCTTTGTATCCCTCTCTTTTGAAATATAGAATGACTGTGCAAGATGCTGCTCAATCCCTTCAATACCGATACGGGAACGAGCCTTCCGCACTTCCACCTACTCCTGAAGCTAAACAGAGTGCAAAGATACCGAGGCAGCCTAATGAAACTCCTGCGCAGTATCTCGAACGGATCAAAGGAGCTAAACAGTGAGTAATAAAGCTCCGGGATTACTAGAAGAAGAGTCTCTTAAAGAAGCAGGTTTTTCTGATCAAGAGATTGCCCAACATAGATCAGATAATAAAGAGTATTTATTAGGGGCAGGGTTCACAAAACAAGAAGTAATGGATTATTACGGAATTAGAGAGCCTGATATGGCCCCTTCTCAAGATTTTATTAAACGAAATCTTGAGTTATGGAGAAACGAACAAGGTTTAAATAAAGATCAAGCGGGACCTCCGGAACTTCCTGAAAATCTTCCAAAGGATGCGTATAAGGAAGATGAAAAAACTTTTGCGGACAATTTTTGGGGAGGAATTCAGGACTCAGCTACGGGAAGATTAATCAGACAAACTGCCCCGGATAAAGTTCATCCTGATCATGCTGGGAGGATTGCAAATATTCTCCATAATGCAGGACTTGCAACAGGCGACGCGGTATTAGGAGTTGCGTCCTATCTTGCGGCTGCCCCGGCAGGAGCTGCTGCAGGGGGAGCTGCTGCAGGAGCGTTAGCAGTAGTCCCCGGTGTAGGGCAAGCACTTGCCGCAGGAGGAGCTGCATTAGGAGCACAAGCCGCAGGAGGAGCTGCCGCATTTGCTGTCCCTACTGCTCTTAGAGAATACCTCGTTCAGCAATATGAAAAAGGCGATGTAACAAGCGTTGCTGATTTTATGGATAGGTTTTACGCCATTGCGCTTGCGGGGTCTAAATCTGCTGTCACAGGAGCAGTGACTACTGCCACAGGCGGGGCGGTTAGAATGGGGATGGCAGGAGCCTCTGCTACTACAGCCGGATTAACTTCTCTTGCTGCTGAAGCCGCTACGATGACTACAGTGGGATCGGCTTTAGAAGGACAAATGCCTGAGCCGGAAGCTTTTATAGAAAACGGGCTTTTGATGACCGGGATGCACGTTGGAGTGAAAGCGGGAGGAACGGCGGTAAAATACGCTCCGGTTATCCCAGGTTACGCCGCTTCTAAACTCAGAAATATTTACGCAAAAACGGGGGTACTTCCTTCAGAAGTCGCTGAGAGGGGGCTTGATCCCGGGATGAGGCAGGAAGTTTTAGCGTCTAACGTAGAGGTTCCGAATAATCTAGTTGATAACTCGCCTGTAAAAACAGGTCCTATTGAAGTGGCTTCCGATACCCAAGCTTTAGCCGGGCAGATGGAAGGGGGGTTTAAACCTAGTCCTGAAACTCTATTTCCTACGCCTGAAGGAACTACTTTGTATCACGGTACTAGGCATAATTATGACGTATATGACTTTTCTAAGTCGGGGGGATTGCAACATTTAGCAAGTCCAGGGGCTGCTAGGGATTATGCCCGCGGGGCAGGGGGGAACAGAGGTCGTCCTGCTACCCAGGATATGTACCTAAAAAACTACGAAACTGGAGTAGTTTACGAACTTAAAGACGTAGTATTAGGCCAGAATAAAGAGATTAAAAATGGAACATGGGAGCCTATCGGTAGGCTCTCGGAATCTTCAGAAATCGTTAGCAGAGATACCCTTCCGGCTCTCACTGAGTCAGAAAAAGTTGGTTTTAAACCAATAGACTATAACGAATTTATAGATGAAAATGTGGGATCTGGAGGTAGATTGCTTGAGGGCGCATGGGATTTAGAACCTAAGAACCAAAGAGTTTACCCTGTAGATATATCTGGTAAAAAAATACTGGATACCAAAAACAAGGAAGGGCTAAAAGTATTTGCTTCTTTGGATAAGAATGCAGCGGGGGAAGTAGCGTATTTGATAGATAACGCTAAATATGCTCTTGAAAACGATCATCCCGGTCAATTTTCGAGTAATTTTTGGTCAGCTACTAAATATTCAAAACATAGGCCTTTAATAGGTATTATAGATCAATTAAAAAAGCTAGGGTATGAAGGTATTAGTTTTCAAGATGATATGCACGCTACGGTCGCGCTATTTGAACCTACTAAAAAACTTCCTTCCGAACCGACTGCTCTACCTAAACCCCTCTCTTCCAAGCCTTCTTCGCTGGAAGAGTCTCTAGATCGAGTAGGAAAAAAGATTCATTCGCTTTATGAAGTAGATACTTCTCTCCCTCTTAAACAACAAGCAGAGCAATGGTGGCAAAACTTTCACTACTCGATGTTAGATAAGTTTGATCCTCTGAAGAGATTTGTAAAAGCAATGAAAGGGGGCAAAGATTTATCTCTTGATGAAGACGCTGGGAAACTTGCCCAACTTTCAGTAGCAGCGGGGCAGAAAGCTCAGATGGATCTTGAGATAGGAACTTTTGATTTTAAAGATCCAACGATAAAAACAGGTAAATCTTTCAACGAAGTTATTTCTCCTATTCAAGATAAAGCGGAGTTTGTAAAATACGCAGTATCTAAACGAGCTTTAGAAATAGAATCCCAAGGAAAGAAATCGGGTTTTGACCCTAAAGACGCTCAAACTATTGTAGATGCGCTAGATTCTAAGTATTCAAAACACTTTCAAGAACTAGTTGATTACAGAAACAGAACTTTACAATACCTAGCTGACTCAGGGGCAATCTCTCAAGACCTCTATAAAAAACTAGTCGAGAAGAATACCGCTTATGTTCCTTTCAGTAGGTTTTTCAATGAAGAGGGAGCTATTCACGGAGATTCCTCTCTATACAATCCCATCAAGGCTCTTAAAGGATCAGAAAGAGACATCTACAATCCTCTTGAGATTATAGCTAGAGATACTAGACTTTTTAAACAAATAGCTGAAAGAAACAGAGCACTTGTTGCGCTATCAAACTTGATTGAATCTAATCCTGAGCAAGCGGAGCTTTTAGGAGTAAAGAAAGTTCCAGGTAAAGTAGCCCCTGTTAAAATCACCGAAGCTGAGATGGCTAAGTTTTTTGAAGAAAACAACATGACCGACTTAGCCGAATCGCTTGATGCTAACTCTAAAAAAGAAGTCTTCACGGTATTTAGGGGTAAGTATGAGCCTCTTAAGCCCAATCAGTTTGCTACTATGATTGATGGGAAAAGAACTGTATATGAAGCTTCTCCTCTTTTAGCTAAATCCGTTCAGGCATTAACCCCTGCTCAGCAAAATATTTTAGTTAGATTCATGGCCCCATTTGCAAGATCGCTTAGAGCAGGAGCTACGCTGACGTTAGAATTTGCAGGAGCTAACTTCGCGAGAGATCAATTCCACGCAGCTATCATGGGTAAAGACGGCGGGTACACTCCGATTAAGACTTGGGTGGAAGGAGTTAAGTCGCTTTGGAACCACGATGCTTCATGGCAGGAAGCTCTTAAGTCAGGAGTAGGTGATTCTGCTACTGCGGATTTTCATCGGTATATGCAGTCTCTGTCCCCCGATGAGTTTAAAGCAACAATAGGGGATCGTATGTTGAACGGAATCAAAAACCCGTTTCAACTTATGGGGACTTTATGGAATACAATCTTAACTCCCCTTGAAAAAGTTTCAAACATAGCCGAGCAAGGTACTCGAATTGGATATTATAAAAAGCTTGGAGTTCTTAACCCTGAAATGACTGCTTTTGAAAAAGCATACATGACTAGGGAATTAACTATCGATTTCCAAAAGTCCGGTGCTTATGGGCAAGCAATCAATATGGTGTCCGCTTTTTGGAACGCTAAGATTCAGGGTGTGAATCAGTTAGCTATCGCAGCTAAAACTGATCCGGTGGGGGTAGGGGCTAGAATATTTACGTATGTTACTCTGCCTTCTATTCTTTTGTGGTTAAAAAACAAAGACGACGAGCGTTGGCAAAACGCTCCTAATTGGAAGAAAGATAGCTCACTGTTTATAGGAGCGGGGAAACATGCTTTTTGGCTTCCTATGCCTCAAGAAATTTATCCTATATTTGGCGCTCTGCCAGTGCGTATTTTAGAAGCAGCATCTAAACAAAACCCGCAAGCTTTTAAAGATTTTGAACGGACTATTTTAAGTACTTTCGGGGGGCTTATCCCTATTCCTACAGGGTCAGCTCCGGTGTTAGAACACATCTTTAATAAAAGCTTCTTAACCAACGCTCCTGTTATCCCCAATAGTATGACTGACGTTCTTCCTTGGGCGCAGTATACCCAAAATACCTCTGCTACTGCGATAGAACTAGGGCGAGCTATGTCTCGGTTACCTATCATTGGGGAAACTTCAGTAGCCTCCCCGATGATTATAGATAATTACATTCGAGGATATACGGGCGGGATAGGGAGATACATCACTCAGGTTATAGACGTAGGACTTGAAAAATCGGGTATTGCTCCTGAGATGATTCGACCTGAAAAACGGTGGGTAGATTACCCAGTGATTCGAGCATTTGCATTTAGAAACCCGGATAGCGGTGTTCAGCCTATTACCGATTTCTATGAAAGATCAGATGTTTATAAAAAATATGTAGGTACTGCGGAAAAACTTAAAAACACCCTTCGAATAGATGAATACATTAACTTCGTTTCCAACCCCATTAATCAAGCTAAGTTGCGTGAACTCCGTAACATACGCAGTACTGTAACGGGTATTGGGCATCAAATCAGTAGTATCAACTACATTAATACAATGACTCCTGCAGAGAAGATGCAGTTTCAAGAAACGCTATTTAACGCCATGATTCAGACTGCAAAAACGGGCAATAAACTGATGGATGAATTGGAGAAAGTAGCCAAATCCAAGGAAACCCAGTAAACTTTTAAAGAAGGAAAATTTATGACGCTTTCAACTACAATCAATAGAGCATCTTACACAGGCGACGGATCAACTACCGCGTTTGCTTTTGCGGGAAAGTTTACTTCCAATTCTGATTTGAAAGTGTACTCGGTTGTTACTGCTACAGGTGTGGCTACGCTAAAGACGATTACCACTGACTACACGGTATCAGGCGCGGGTAACGACGCCGGAGGTACGGTTACCTTTGTTACGGCTCCTGCTTCTACTGAAACCGTTTTGATTATGCGAGATCCTGCTCTTACTCAGACTTTGGATCTAGTAGAGAATGACCCGCTTCCGGCTGAGACTTTAGAAGACGCGCTTGATTCTTTGATGATTGCGGTTCAGCGACTTGATGAACGATGTGATCGCGCAATGAGGCTTTCAGACACTAACTTAAACGCCAATACTTTTGATCCCACGCTCCCGTTAGTAGCCGCCCCTTCCACTCACGCGGGAAAAGCAATTGTTATTAACTCCGCTGGGGATGGGCTTGATCTCACTACCCTGAGTGATGACGCCACAACTACCCCGCTTACCACTAAAGGCGATATTGCTACCTACTCCACCATTCCAGCTAGACTTGCGGTTGGGTCTAACACTCAACTTTTATCGGCATTATCTTCTGAAACAACCGGGCTTAAATGGATTGACGGTATTCCTGTCACGACTAAAGGGGATTTGTTTTCTTTCTCGACGGTAAACGCTCGCCTGGCTGTAGGAACAAACGGGCAACGATTGGTTGCTAACAGTGCTCAGAGCACAGGGTTACAATGGGTTTACAATACCATTCAATCAAAGACTGCGGGTTATACAGCGACAATTCTCGATGATGTTCTGTCAGGGGATGCTACTAGCGCAGGATTTACATTCACACTTCCTGCGGCGTCAACGGCTACAGGCAAAGTCCTCACTATTATCAAAACAGATTCTTCTACTAATGCGGTCACCATTGACGGCAATTCTTCTGAAACAATCGGGGGTACGACTACCCGCGATCTTAAGTTTCAAGGAGAAACATATCAGATTTATTGCGATGGATCGAATTGGAGAATTATCTCTCACGTAGGGCATAAGGAAGAATCTTTTTACGGCGGTACAATTACTACCCCTGGATCAGGTGAAACTCTAGTTGCTAAGTTCGCTACTGCGATTAACACTTTAGGCGCAGCCGTTACTTATACAGCGGGGAACTCAACCACAGGGGATAAGTGGACTGTCAATTACCCCGGTTTATATTTCATGCAAAGTCAGTGGGGAAACAGTTCAGCAGCTATGAACCACTACATCATGAAGAACGCTACGACTAATTCGTTTGTAAACACAGATGTAGTTATTGCGGGTCAGCAGTTAAACACAGGGGTGTATTCTACGATCGCAGGTGTGAAACGGTTAGTAGCAGGCGACGTAATAAGAGTGACGGTAAGTAGCGGGGCTTCAGGGGATTCGGGTCATTTTAGAATTGTCTATTTGGGGGCATAATGAAAACTATTTATTATAAGTTTAACAATAAGATATACAAAACGGAAACTTCATCCGACGCACCTGCTGCTAACTGGGTTGAGATCCTTTGGGATGAACGATTAAGTGGGCCTGCACCTCAAAATGTTATAGACGATTTCAATAACCAAGAAGCCGTAAAAGAAGGAGACAAAATCTCTAAACAGAATTCAAAACGAGCTTCGATGAAAGCTCTTAAAAACGCAAATTCTGTACAAGATTTAAAAGCAGTTCTGAAAGCAGTGATTGAACATATCGGCATGGAAGCCGAGTAAAAATATCAGGGGGCCACATGGATGTTCAAAGTCTTGTTCAAGTTTTGATGTCGGTGCTTGGCTGCGTGGGGATGCTACTTCTTAGAGAAGTGACTCAAACATTAAAAGAGATGAAAGAGTCTGTCGAAGAACTTAATATCAATGTCGCTGTCATCATTGAGAAAGTGAACTCTCATGAAAAGCGCATAGCTCACTTAGAAGGTGACAAATTAAAATAACCTGTTCACACTTGAACGAAGGAGACTTTTTATGGACGAAAATACAATGCTTGGTTTTGCTCAAATGCTCATGGGTAAATTCCCTATGTTGTCGATGATTTTTGGAATCTTAGGTTTATTGGTTGTAGTCGGTGGCGCTGTCGTTGCCGCTACCCCCAGCAAATCTGACGATGCAGCTTGGGCAAAGATTCAATCTATCCCACTTTTAGGAACGGTTCTGAAAGTACTTATGTCTTTCTCCCCGATTGCTAAGAAGTAGAAAGGAGAATTTCAAATGAAAGCAAAAGCTAAAAAACCAGCTAAGCCCGCTAAGCCAAAAGCTAAAGGCAAGAAGTAATATGTTCGGTGCGATATTCAGGTTCATTGCTGCACTCCCCAAGCTTCTCGACATTATTCGCGATTTATACGCGACGATCAAAGAAGCTTGGGTTTCTTATAAGAATGAGAAGCGCAAAGAAAAACTTGAGGAGGGAATTAAACATGCCGAAGAAACGGGCGACACATCCCAAATCGAAGACCTCCTCAAAAACCCGGAAGGCAAGAAATGAAATCACTGGCGATCCTTTGCTTATTTTTGATGGGGTGCGGGGCCAACTTATCTACGAAGATTCCGAGCTGGGACGGGAAGATCTACGTCGGAAGCTCAAGGGATCAGGCTATAGTCAGGAAACAATCGAACGAAATAATCTCTTGTGCGGACGAGCAGATAAACCAGCATTTATGTATGTCAGCGAAGGATTTTACATCGTTTTATAATACCTATGTATTAGGATGCCGATCGTGGAAAACACAGCCTAATTCGAATGTCAGGCTAGAAGCTAAGAAAAATTTTGATGCTGCTCGGGAAATAATGAATGCCAGCAGATAAGCTGCGTGAGCTTTTAATTCGCCATGAAGGGATAAGGCTTAAAGCTTACGAGTGTCCTGCGGGATTTACCACTATCGGCGTTGGAAGAAATCTTGATACAACGGGGATTAGTAGAGAAGAAGCTATGCTCCTTCTTACTAACGATATGCAGAGAATTAATAAAGAGATTGTGACCGTAATCCCGTGGATAAATTCTCTTGATGTAGTGAGACAAGACGTTGTTTTATCCATGGTTTTTAACATGGGTATTTCTCGTTTTGCTGAGTTTAAAAAATTTATCGAAGCTTTGTCTCTTTCTGATTACAAAAAAGCGGCTTTTGAAATGGAGAATTCCAGGTGGGCAAAACAAGTTCCTAGCCGTGTGGCTGAGCTTTGTAGAATGATGCTTACCGGGAAATACCCTAGCGATTTGGGGCTTTAAATTCTTTTAAATACTCATCGGTAAGAAGAGACACAAACGAATCTCTATGATGGCAGGTAGGGCATTCCAGTTTAAAAATATGGGTGTCTGCGTGGATCAGAGCTACCCAGCGATTAGCGCATTGGAAACATATAGCAAACGCACTAAATCTCTTTTTAGGCGGAGCGGGTTTACTTCGCTTGATAGGAATCACTTTCGCGCTCAAGCTAGATCACTTTTTAGATTTCTTCTTAGCTTCTCTCTGCACGCTATACGCAATAGCGAGTGCTTGTTTTTTGGGTTTTCCCACTTTGAGTTCAGCCTTCAAATTAGACTCAAACGCTTTTTTAGAACCCGACTTTTTTAGTGGCATGATCCGTCTCCTTATTCATTATTTTGTCACATTTCTTACACCTGATCTTAGCCACATCATGGGTAAAAAGCACGACTGTTTTAATACGGCAAGCAACGGGCATATCGGATATATCCGGGCATTCTTGATCAGGTTGGTTTTCCATAAAATCGGTGTAAGCTTTTCTAGAAATATAATGGATAGGTGTCTTCCAACGGTGCATTTTTAACCTCATATGTCATCATATTAGTATGGAGATACCCCCGAAACTGATCCGGGTTGGGAAGTCCACATACCACATCATTGTGTCTGATCACTTACCCAGTGATACGCTTGGGCTTTGTGATCCGACCGATAAGATTATCTACTTATCTACAGACCAAGAGAAAGAAGAATTTAAACAAACTCTTTGGCATGAATTACTTCATGCTGTAGAGGAAGAGTACCGAGTAAAACTTGGCCACGTTATGATTAGAAAACTTGAAGTGGCTATCTCTGAAATCTTCGATCAACTCACTTACGCAAATTCTGATAATCGCTCATAGCCTTTGACCAAGTAAAAGCGTCTTTGATCAAGGTTTGTTTTGTGCCGAGGAGGTACTCGATATCAAACATTCCTTGTCTCAGTTGCTTTAACCGAATCGACGATATTGGTTTCCTTGATGTTTTGTCAGGGTACACTAAATTGCCATCCCCGTTTCCACCAAACGCATACTGATCAACCCATGGATCTTTCTTACCAGCGTAATATGAATAAATAGACTCATAATACAAAACCGCTTTCCCGCCCAAGGCGTAGCCCATGATCGGAAATACCCTCGCATGAATTGAAGGTTGATCAATCATGATGTCAGGCGTTCCATTGAGCTGACCTGATCCATCACAGCCGTGAGAAGGGCATGCACCGTATAGCCAATAATTGGGCGCAGTGTTCTTTGGGTCGAACTCTTGAAATGGAATTGTGAAATAATCAATAAGCGGTCGTAACTCAGGTGTTGGAACTGTGGTCACCATGGTTTTTAGTCCCGCTTGTTTTGCTAGCTTCAAATACTTAATCATCTCAGGAAATTCGCTCGGTCCAGGTTCATCCCACATATATCCCCAAGCACCTGGAATTTTAGCAGCGCCTTTAAGATAAGCGAGATTCTTGGGTTGGTGTGAGACCATATCGGGTCCAGCAAGACCATTGAGAGTCAGTGTTGCCATTCCGCCCTTTGAGGTATCTAGAGATCCATCTGTTTTTACAGGCGGATCAGTGATCCATGCGCCGTAAGGCTCAATTCGATGCGCTCTTAGCATATCGACATAAGGTTGAGTAAGCGCAATCATCTCCTCAAGTCCCATGTTTGGGTCAAGCTTATGGCCCGCGATCAACCCTGAAGGAGAAAGACCCACATAAAGCGGGACACTTGGCTTCTCAGGGATTGCCTTGGCTAAGACTTTAATATTCACAGGCAAATCGCCAATTGAAAACGAATAGCTCCCACTCATGATTCCGCGATCGATTGTAATATCAATCCAGTTGTAGCCCTTTGCGAGTTTTGCTTCTGGAACAAGCGGATCGTAGTAATCTCCCGCTGGAAAAATCTTAGCCGTGGGTTTAGAAATCTTAACTGTAGGCATAGCGAACAAATCAACCTTGATCCCTTGAGGTGGGGCAATGGGATTTGTAGGGACTTGCTTTACATCAAGAATCCAGCCGACCACTTCGCCTCTTGCTAACACAAGATCCAGTGACGCTTTAGTCTGAGGCGTTTTCCCTGCGAGAGGTTTTTCTTGATCAACTAGAGCTAATACTGATTTACCTGTTTGTGGCGGAGTGGGCGAAGGCGTTGGTGTAGGGCTTGCCGTCGGGGTGGGTGTAGGCGTTGAAACATTTGGCGTGGGTTCAACTACAGGAGTTTTATTTGACGAACATGCTGTCAGAATCAGTGCGATTAAAAGTCGTTTCATTTTATAGTCCTTTCCATGAGACTAACACGGCAAGCATTAAAAGAAAGAAAAGCGCAAAGCCCCAGAGGTGGTTTAACCCCATACCGATGACCATCCCCTAGTCATTTCTTCCTGACAGTCTTTGCACTTCGCAAGCTCCTGAATCTGCGATTGTAGCTTTTTCATTTGCTCCCTGAGCCAATCGACTTCCACTTGCCAATCGTCGCGGTGATAACTTCGGAGTTCTTCTGAAGTCATTTAGGTTGTACTCCCGGTTTGTTTTGATCGGCTCTTTTTTGACAAATTTTGCATATCCCTTTATTCCCTACATTGCCCCGCCAAATTGAAAACGCTTGCCCGTTATCGCGATTCCATCCCCATCTACACATTGGTAATCTAAAATCCATAATATCTTTACCAATAGTATATAGATGTGCCCGTTTTGGATGTGGATAATCCCTACCTAACCCAGGTCGGTATTTCATCATTCCCTCTTTTCAAATCCCCCGACCCAGGGGAGACTGCGTCGAAACAACTCTCATGGATCGGGGTTCCCCCTAAGCGTTAGTTGCGATGGCTTAAGGATTACATAAATCATAATTAATAATACTGCTACCACTGAGTCTACTCCTTGCGTGGACAGCTCATTTTACAAGCCTCACGTCAAAAATATCCAGCTCGTAACTAAAAGCAACTTGAGCGTCACAAGAATCACACAGACCCTCTGTATTTCCCTCGACGCTCGAAACGTAAGCTTCCGCATAGCCTGAGCATCTCTTTTTTGGGCACTTCACTTGAAGAGTTTGATTACCCATGTCTTTTTTCATTTTTGTTACAATCACTCCAACCCCCAATTCTTCCGGTCGCATTTATCGATAATACGTTCTGTTTTTCTAAACGGGAGTCCGACATTCACAAGCCCTTCCAACCTACCTGGGCCTCTAAGAATTCCAGCCTGTAGCCAACTTCCTTCACATTTTTTACAATAAAAATCGCCACTTTCGTCTATAGTAATATCGTCCGAACAAATAAAGCATTTTAATTTCTCACTCACACAGCACCCGATTCATTCACGCCAATGTACGGAGTTCCGTGCTCGAAAACGTATCGCTCAGTCTCAGCACACTCCCCACCTTCAAGAGCTTCAATCTTTCGTTCCAGTTGCTCGATGTACGCGTATGCTTTTTTAAGTTTTTGATCTAAAAATTTTTCTCGTTCTGATTTTGTAAACGCTTCTTTCATTGTGTCCATATGTATTAAAGTATTCTTTCTGTAAAATTATTTTATATCTATATAAGATTTTCTATTAATTATATTAGAAATAGTATGGTGAGAACAATTAAATTTCCGCCCCAATGACCGCCGAGACAACCCCTTTATGCTCCCCCGTAGTATTCGCCTTATCTGTTTTTCAGTAAATTTTGCGTTGGCCGCATTCACACCTCGTTTGGGGTTCATAGTCCCGTGTTTATGCCGGTCCAACGCATTCGCACTTCGAGTATCGTATCTAAGATTGTTAGCACGGTTATTTAAGGCGTTCCCATCTTTATGGCACACTTCAAACCCTTTTGGACAAGGCCCTATGAAAGTCCTGCAAACAAGCCGGT